TCACGCTTCCTCCCCGCGCCCAGAAGGAAGTCCCACACTCCCCATGCCCGTGGGAGCGGGGGCGGGTGGCAGGGGTTGCCAGAGCGTAGGGCGCGTCTCGAATCCGCCCTCGCCGTACCACATGCCTTTGCCCTTGTTCATCAACGGCTCCCACCAGACCACACAGACCGCTGACTCAAGATTGCACACGTCCGGCTCGGGGCAGAAGCCGAGAAGGTAGACGCCTTCGATGCGACCGTCTCCGCAGTCGCGAGACTTCGGCGCCGACTCAATCGGCATCCACCCTGCTTGCTGCTCTTGTGCCGCAGCATTGGGCTGCGACGTGGGGGCGGCTGCGGGCGAGGCGCCAAGACACTGCCACAGGTCCGTATTGCGTTGTTGCTTTCGAACGGCTGCAAGTGCTTCAGCCAGCCGCTTTTGATCCTCTGGCTTGTCAACGTCCAGTGAGGTTTCGCTGCGGGCGACATAGTTGCATCCGGCGTGAAACATGTCGGGTCCAACGTATCCGCACTTGTTGCACGACAGCGTTTCTGTCGCTGGCGGAATCTTCCGCTGCAAAACAACGTGCGCCCCATCTGGTAATTCCTTCAGCGCCGGATCATCCGGATGCACGATGTACGGCATCTCCTGCTCGCGCGCAGCGATGGCTGCACCGGGTGCGGCGAGGGCCTTTTCGATCTTCTCCACAGCGCGCAATGCGTCTCCTCGGGCGAAGGATTGCGGGTAGCCCCTCAACACTGATTTGACCAATGCAATCTCATCCGACACCTCCCCTTGCCCGTCTCCGGGTGCTGCACTGGGCGCGCGTTCGGCTGAAGACCGGTCGAGAGCGGCCTTTCTGATATGGGGCAAGCACTGGCCCAACAGGTCGCGCAGCTTCTCTGCAGGCACGTCTGGCTGGGGTTTAGCGCAAGCCCACACTGCGAGCATCAGGCCGTTCAGCCTCCGCGCTTCGTCCGTCAAACCTTCGAGGCCGTCCGCGTAATCGTTGATGGATTGCGTTCTTTGTGCACTGTTTTGCGTAGCTGCGATGGCACTGTCTGCCTTGCCGGTGGTCTTGACGGCCTGCACGCCGTTCGTGGGCACGTCAGCCGGGCGCCAGATGTGGCCGCAGCCGTGGCACAGGTGCGAGCGGTGCGGCGGGTTGGTCCACGACACATCCTGCGCGATACAACCGCGGTCAACTTGATCCGCACACGAGCATTGAGGCCATGCGCATTCCGTGGCGTCCGAGGCATCGACGTGCTGGAGGTTGCACTTCGGGCAATGCAGCACCATGTCGATGGGCTCCTGCTCAAGCGCGAGGCTCTCGGCGGGTGCTGCACTGGGCTGCGTGGCTGCGAGGGATTCGCGAATCATCTTGCGAGCGCGATTGCTCATTTCAGCCCAGCGCGCGGCATCGCTACTACCAACTTGGCCGCCGAAGACGTACTGCACGATCCTGATAACGGCATCGATCTGCTCATCGGTCACCGCCTGCACTGCTCCTGCTTGAGCTGCGGGGTGGGAGAGGGCAAGCTCCGCGGCTGCGTGACGAGCATCGCGGTGTCCAACCTTGTACGGCATGATCTGGTTGACATTCGCATCCTCGGGCGGCACTGCGGGGATGTTCATGATCGCGTTGTGTAGGTCGCGCATGGCCGCTGCCTCGGTTTGCGGAAGCTCGAAGGGGGCTTTGATTGGGGGATGGGTCATGGGGTGGCTCCTTTGACGGCAGCAACAGCTGCGCGGATGCAGTCGCGGATTGGGCTGTTCTCGTCCAGCACCATGGCGGCGGGCATGCCTTGGCTCAGTGCAAATTCGATGGCCTCTAGCGCCTCGAACATGTCTGGCGCCTTTGCGATCAGGACCGCGTTGGCTTCGTCTTCGGCATTCGGGCGGGCGAAGGTTGCCGTCGAACAGATCGTGCCGCCGTCCGGAGCGATGACGGAAGTGCCAGAAACCTCCCACGGGCCTAGCGTGTGGGTGCTCGCCGTGCGATTGCATGGGGAGGAGTTCGCGCACTCCCACTCCACATCACTGACGTAGCCGCCAGCTTTGACAATCGCGACGACATCGCGTTGTGCCGTCTCTCCCCCCATCCGGGGCAAGTCTTCTCCTTGGTCGTGCAAGGAGATCGTTTCTCCTGAGCTGTTGGTGCGCATGGCGTTAGGTTCCTGTGTTGCGGATAATTTGGGGATGGCAAAACCGACCCGCACCGCTGAGCAGCTGAAGCAGATGGTTCTGGAGCGAATCGAGGCGATCCCGGACCTGAAGGGCCAGGTCACGGACGTGCACCGCGGCGGAGTGGTTGGAACGGGGCTCGGAGGCGACGACGGCCCGAGCTGGACCATTCCCGTGCGCACGGATCGCGGCCTGCACCGGGCGGACATCGCGCGGATCATTCGTGACCTGCAGGAGCGCTACGACTTGGACGACGACTGAGATCACGCGACCTCCTGCGGGGCTTGCTGCAGCCGCTGGACCGCCCACTTGGCGGCAGCGCGATCTTTGGGGCTCGAGGCGGCGCTGTCGGCGATGGCCTTCCACTCTTCGACCTGCGCCACGAGCGCGGACATGAACGCCGCTTCCTTCTGTTCGAACTCGGCGTCATAGCTGCCGTCCAGCCAGGCATGGCAGCGGGCGCAGGCCCACACCGAGTAGCAGTCGTCAGCCTTCCGGCCGCGGCCCTTGCCGTGCGCCAGCAGGTTCGAATGCGCCGCGACAGTCGTCGCCGTGTCGAAGTTGCACAGGCGCGTGCGCAGCAGACACGGGCGGCCCCGCGCCATCGACAGCAGATGCGCATTGCGCTGCGGCTCGGGTTTGGCCATCGGCTGCGACATCGCGCTGCAGTCGGCCATCACCACGGGCCGCTCCAGGCGCTGCGGCACCGATGGCGGCATGTGCACCACCTGCAGGCGCTTGAAGCCCGAACGCTTCATGCAACCATCCCGGCGGCGGCCACCGCGACGGTCCGACCCGATTCGATCGATGCCTTCAGTTCGAAGTAGCGCTCGATGAACGCCTCGCGCCAATGCTTCCAGCTGATCGACTCGCGCGTGGGCGAGCCGAGATCCACCCAGTCGACGGGCAGCACGGCGTCGTGCATGTTGTCGTTCAGCACGGCCCACGGCCCGTTCGCATGCGGCTTGTATGCGGTCACGTCGCGGCGCTCGGTCGCCAGCGCGATCAGGTCGATGCGGCGGATCTCGTGTTTGTAGCCGGCGAAAACAGTTTGCAGGTTGAAGTGCTTCCGCACCGTATCGGCATGCACGTCCTCGAACATGCTCCAGGCCTGCACGCCGCCGGCGCCCATGCTGTAGCAGTTCACCGCGACCTTTGCCGGGCTGCTCAAGTCGGTGGTGTATGCCTCGTGCGCGTCGTGCATCAGCATCGCCATCTGCAGGCCCACGGGCTTGCCTTCGCGCTTGGCGATCTCGCTGCACAGCACGCTGTGCTCCGCGACGCTGTAGGGCCGCGTAGTGGCGCCGGTGAAGCGGTTGATCAGCGAGAGGTGGTGCGCGATGTCGGCGATCGACACGGGCCTGGCGCCGACGGCGAGAGAGGCGGGACCGGTGAGGTGGTAGTCCGCGCCCGAAATGGTGGTCATGTGGGTCATGGCGCACTCAGTGGAAGTCGAGAGCGCCGCTGTCGGCGGCCATTTCGCTGCCACGCTTCAGATCGAGGAACGCTTGATAGAAGTCGTCGCCGATCGCCTTCGCGCGTTCCTCGAATTCGGCGAAGTCGCGAGCCAACTTGGCGGCCACGACCGGCCCGATCGTGCCCTCGTTGTCCGCGAAGTTGATGAGTTCCGAGAACGGCCCGGTTGCGCCCGCCCAGCAAGCGCCTGCATGCAGCATGCGGGACGGCCCAAAGCGCTCGGTCACTTCGGTCAGCGGGTAGCCGGCCAACTTAGCGAGCGATTCGCGCCAGGCGTTGTAGCGGCCATAGCTCATTCCGAGAACATCGTCCGACTCTTCGTATGCGTAGACCGCGCGGTCGATCAGGCCTTCCTCGCGACCAGGAAAGCCTGGGTTCGCGAAGACACGCAGGCAGTCGTCCAGCGTCTCGCCCGTGATCGGATCGACGGCCTCACCGTCTTCGTTGATAGATGAATCGCGAAGCGTCAGCCGGCGATACGCGGTGATGTCGAGTCCCATGGTCAGTCCTTGATCGCCACTCGGGCGTGTTGAGCCGCGTTCTCTGCGGCGAGGTCGTTGGAGATTTCGCCCGTGAGCTGAAGCGAGTCGGTTTCGGTCGGCGCATCGGAATTCGCCGCATAGAGGGCGATGACCACCACGACCGCGCACACGCTCAAGAAGGCGTCGAGGGCCTGTTTCGCGAGGGTCGATGGCTTCGGCTTCATGCGGCCCCCAGCGAGTAGCGGACGACCACGGGCGCGTCGACCAGGCCGGGCAGCGAGATCGCGCCGCGCTTGACGGCGTCGTCCGCTCGCGTGACGGACCACTTGCGCCAGTTCGTATCGCCCTGCGGACGGACGAACACCTGGCGGCGCGTGCCCTTGGTGCGGAAGCACACCTCGACGGCTTGGGCGGGAGCTTGGACGGTGCTCATTTCGCCTTCCTTTCCGCCTCGACGGCCGCGGCGATTTCGGAGGCGGTCTCTTGAGCTTCGATCGTCCGACCGTCGAAGGTCTTCACGAACGAGCGGATGCCATGCCACTGCGACGACGCACCGGCCTGAACGACCGATGCAATCGCTTCGGCCGCGAGGTAGACCTCGTTGCTGTTGGAGTCGAAAACACGGATCACAGCGGCACCCCCGCACGAGCCAGCACGGCAGCGCGTTCGCTCTCTCGCGTCTCGTCGTCGGCGATCAGTCCGGCGTGGTGGGCATTGCGCGCATAGAGAGCCTTCCCCTGCGTCGACATCTGCATGCGCTGCAGGTAGATGATGCGGTGGGCCTTCTGCAGCTCGGCAACGACATCGGCGAAACCATTTGCGAGAGCGACGCCGGCCACTGCTGCGGGCGTTGCCATCTTCTTGACCGCGGACTCGAAGCCAAGACGGAAGGATCTGAAATCGTGCGGGCGGCCGGCATCGATCCAGTCTTGCGACAGGTCATGCGCCGGACCGGCTGCCTTGTGCGGCGGCTGGTTGCCAGTCACCCAGCGCTGCGGAATCTCGGTGGTGTCCATGAGTGGCCTTTCAGAACGGGCACGCCATCGCGCGCTTCTTGGTGGAGGGGGAGGGCGCGGCCAGCGAGAGTTCGAGAGCGATCTCTTCGACCTCGGCATCGGAGGCGCCGTAGCGGCTGGCGAGGAGCGCGGGGCTCATCGGGTTGGACACGCAGAAGGGCGAGCCAGGGCGGTGCTTGAAGTGGTAGCCGCCGCAGATGCAGGCCTTGTGGCCGGTCTCGCGCAGGTGCTGGGTGAAGAGCCCGTGATCGCGCCGCCGCGTGCGGCACTCGGGGCAGCGGAAGAGGAAGGCCATCAGGGGGCGCTCCCGCTGTTGATTGCAGCGCGAGCGGCATCCCATGCGGCCGGCGTGCGTTGGTCGAGTTCGGCCTTCATCGAGGCCGCCTCGGCTACTGCGGCCGGATCACGGCGGATGGCGCAATCGCGGCGCTGCTTGCGACGCGAGTAGGCAGCCTGCAGTTCGCGCAGGTACAGCAGTTCAATCAACGCTGCGCGCTCGGCCTTCATGGAGCGCCCCGGTTTGCAATCGCCTCGCACATCGCGGCAGGAAAGCAGTAGCCGAACTCGGTGAAGACGAGGCCATCACGATGACTCACACGCGCGGCGGTGAATCGGTACGGCTGCTGCCCTTTGATATGGACTGCGACGGTCTGACCGCGCTTGATGCGGCAGCCGTCGCGACCGCGGGCGATGGGGTTCGCGGCGGGGCTCACGATGCCAGCTCCATTGCATCGTCAGCAAGGCAGGCGGCGACGACCAGCTGGGCCTCTTCGCCTTCGAGTTCGACCACCTGGCACGACTGGACAAACAGGCGTGCATCAAGGGAAAGCAGCGCGTCGTTCATGCCTGACCTCTGCGCGGAGCTTCAACGCGCTCTTCATAGAACACGTCGGTTGCGTGCTTTGCCTCAGCCGTGAGCTTTGCGTAGACCTCGCCGTTGTCTGCGTTGAGGACTTGTGCTGCGGTGCCGCCGATGAGGCCGGCGTACACCGTGAGTTCGGCTTGCTGACGTGGCGTCAGGGGCTTTTCGATTGCGGGTTTCTTCGTTGCCATCTTCACTGCTCCGGGTTGGTGGGCGAGTGAAGAGAGTATGGGGCAACCCATATAAATATGGAATGGGCAAACCCATAGAAAAGGCGCAAATCTTTTTACACCATAGATGCTTCCGATAGGGGGGCTCTATTAGAAGGGCGAAAGAAAACCGCCCTTCAGGCGGCTGCTCTTTAGAGGTGTGATTGGGCTCTAAAGGACGGATCGGGCGTGGGTGTAATCCGTGCCGCTCTTCCCGGCACACAGCCGGTTCCAGTCCTTTGGCTTCGAGCTGCTTACGTTGTCACTGATGACGTAGCGTTCGGTACGTCGATCGTTGAAGGAGTTGCGCGCTCGGTATTCGTAGCAAATCACCTTGCCCTCGATCATGGTCGCGCTGAGGAGTTCAAAGGACTCCGGCTTTTTCATTGATTCCTTGAGCCACCTGGCGCCGGCGAGCACTATATTTATCTCGCGGTCAGCCTTCACTTGCTCCGGGGTTCTCGCAGGCTTTGCTTCAGGAGTGGTCGCCGTGTAGCGCACCGAAGAAGACTGTACGGCTCTAGATGCCCAAAACATCGCAAGGACGCCAAGACCGACGATGAAGAAGATCGCGCCCAGCGCCGCCCCGATGCGAGAGGGCACGGACATTCTTGCCCACTGGTTGCCGGCCTTGTAACTTGTCGAGTGCTTGTCCGTCATGCGTGGCCCGCCGCGCCCTTGGCATGGGCCTTATTTGCGCATTCGACAAGCGACAGCGCTGCATATTTGGTCATTGGCACTCTCTTTTCGGAGTCGACGTGGCAGCTTCGACGCATTCTGCTCGACGCACACATCGTGTCCGAGAAGGCAGCTGAATCCTGTGGCAGCAGATGCCGCAGCTTCGTCGAGGTCGTCGACGTATCGCCCGCATAGCCCGAGTTTGTCATCCCCCTTACAGCAGGAGGCGAGATAGACGAGCCCATCAAGCTCCCCGCGCTCGGCCCGTCTTAGGAGAACCCTCAAGGTGTTTGCCACGCTCAGACGGTTTTCGTTCTGTATTGGTACTGGGTTTGTCACGCCTGGCGATCCTCTTCTTCGAACTGTCGGGGACAGAGATTTCAATGCTTTTTTTATGCTTTGTAATCAATGTATCAGGACGTGTACTTTTGGCCTCAGTGATTACCCGTGCCGATCCGACTGAGGGTCTTGGATAGCTCTGTTTGAGACTGCGAGCCATGACGACCATGGCCGCTCTTCCTTCTTCGTTGGTGTTCCTATAGATGGCAAGGAGCTCGGCCTCACCTTGGGAGTGCCTGTCGTCCCCAGTCATGATGAATTCTGGGGTCGTCTCAAGGTGCTCACAAAGTGCCATCAAGACATGGGCCTTGAATCCCGATCCGCGCTCAATGTCGGAGATCACCGACTGATCAACGCCGACCATGACGCCTAGATCTCGCTGACGCTCAATACCTTTTGCTTCGCGTAGAGCACGCACCCGTTCGCCGATAGTTTTCATGGCCGAGAACCTAGCACCGCCATAGTGATATTGAATGGGACAACCCATATGGGAAGACCCATAATTCGGTTCCATGAACTGGCCCGAACTCCTCCAAGACCTTTCTTCCGCCGATATGACCCAGGCGCAGATCGCGTCTCTCATCGGGGTGAATCAATCGACCATAAGTGACCTCGCGACCGGCCGAACGCTCAAGCCAGCGTTCGATACCGCCGACAAGTTGCGCGCCCTGCACAAGCGAGTCCAGCGTCGCCGCGCACCGTCGGAAACAAAGGCCGGAGCCTGAGATGCACAGCATCTTCAGCAAGGCATGGGGCTCGGTGAAGGCCTGGTTTGCTGCTCCAGCGGCGAACGGTGAAGCGATCACCCGCGAAGAGGTTGAAGCCCTTATCGCAGCCAGCGAGAAGCGCATGCGCGCGCTCATTTCCAGGCTCAAGACATACGGCGGTGGTCTGTGACCAGCGCTCACCGCCTCACCTGCGCTGCCAAGCCCGGATGCAGCACCGCATGCCGGCTGAACCGCACCTCCAGCACTCCGTCGACCGCATGCATTGCCATGCGCGACGACACCACCAGCACCGACCGCACCCCGTCTTCTGCATTGGACGACAGCGTGGTGTGCGCGGACTCGTGGACGCACGTTCCATCGACCACTTCCAGCGGTGCGACGGGTTCAAAGGAGAGGGGCTCGTATTCCATGCCTGCATTGCACCGTGACTGCTGCACTGCAACAACGTCCAAATAGAAGGAGACCGGACATGAATTCCAAAGACGCACTGCGGCTGATGGTCGCGAGCTACCCGGGAGGCCGGGAGGTGCTGGCTGTTCGCCTGGGCATCACCGACGAGCTGCTGCGCAAGGAGTTGTCGGGAGTGCCAACGCACAAGATGGGCGCCGATCGCGCAGAGCAGATCTCGGACTTCTGCATCGAGGTCAAGGCGGAGAACTGCTACGCCTACGTGAACGCGCTCAATGCCCGCTGCGGCCGCCTGCTCGAGCTTCCGGTCGTGGACATGGCCGGCAAGCAGGACATCCGCTCCGGCATGGCCAGCATGCTGAAGGAGTGCTCGGATGCCGTGGTCGCTCTGACCAACGCACTCGCCGACGACACGATCTCCGACAACGAATTGCGCGAAGTCCGCCGCGAGGTGCTGGAGCTCTTCAGCGTTACGCAGCACGTCCTCAATGGCGCCGAGTCGAACAACGCGGCCAGCAAGCGCGCCCATATCAGGGCCGCGTGAAGTCCGCTCAAACCAACCCTGGAGAAAACATGAACGACATCGCCCAAATCCGTGCACGCTTTGAAGCCAGGCACGTCGCCCGTCTCTCGCCGTTCATGGCGCGCAACGACATCCGCTACTACCTCTGCGGACTTTGTATCGAGAAGGCCGAGCAGGGCTGCGTCTACCTGATCACAACCGACGGCCACTCGATGGCGGTCGTGTACGACGCCACTGGAACGATCGAGGGCACCGACCGCGTCGTCATCGCAATGTCGAATGAACTGATCGCCGCTGCCAAACGCGCGAAGACTATCGCCGGTCTGGCGCCGCAAGTGTTGCTCACCGGCAAGCGGGTACGCATCGCGCTGGACTTCGAGTGCAACGGCACTGGCGAGAATTTCGTGCAGGCGGGCGACAGCTTGGTGGAAGGTAAGTTCCCCAATTGGCGCTCAGTCACGCCCGATTTCGACAAGCTCAAGCGCGGCGCCTTCTCGGGCAACGAAGGAGTGAATGCTGTCTATCTCGCGCGCTGTGCCAAGTTGGTTGATAGCAAACGCTTCTGCGGCCTGAGCTTTTGGCAAGCGGAACCGCGCAAGGCGGTGATCATCCAGATCGATGCTGTGCCCGAGATGTTCGTGATCATCATGCCGATGATGGGCGACTCGGACGAGTTGCAGCGCAATAAGTTCAAGCACTTCATTCACCTCTCGAAGGCGCCTGCCGAAGAGGCTCTTGCGGAGTCCGCATGAACCCGAGCCTCACCGACGCGATGGTCGAAGGAATGGACGACATGGGCGGGCTGCACCTGCAGCACAAACCCGCTGCGCCGCATAGCGCCTTCTTCTGGAGGGGCTCGCCCAGCGTCATCGGCGCATCGCTGAAGCCGTCCAACAAGGACCGCAGCAAGGCCGCCACGAACGCTCGCTACAGCTACCCGGTCGAGGGCCGTGAGGCTGGCGAGAAGTCGGCGAACAAACGTCACGCACTCATTCGTGGAGGCATCTGATGAGCCTCATCGGATTCAAGCCCACCAACCACCCGCAACAAGTCGGCAAGCGTGGCGCTTCAGATCGTGTCGACGAGCGGATTACGCCGGCATGGCTCTACGAGAGCTATCACGCGCGCTTCGGCTTCACGCTGGATGCGGCAGCGAACGAGGCGAATGCCAAGGCCGTGAAGCACTTCGACCTGGAGAGCGACGGCCTAACCCAACCGTGGGCGCCGCATCGCGTCTGGTGCAACCCTCCGTACAGCAATCTCGGCGGCTGGCTCGCCAAGGCACATGCCGAGTTCCAGGCGGGCTGTCCAGTGATTGTGATGCTGCTGCCGGCGAACCGCACAGAGCAAGCCTGGTGGCAGGACCACATCGAGCCCTACCGCGACCGCGGCATATTCATGCGCGTGGAGTTCCTCCGCCGCCGTTTCAACTTCGGCATGCCCGGCAACCTGGAGGGCAAGTTCCACAGCAGCCCGCCTTTTGGTTGTGTGGCTGTCATTTTCGAGGCAGGTATCTGACATGTCCGACCTCCCCATCTCCACTTCCGGCGGCGTGACGATGACCAGCCGCGAGATCGCAGAACTCACCGGAAAGCGCCACGACCATGTGATGCGCGACATCGAGAGCATGCTGGTCGACCTTGGCGCCACATCCCCCCAAATCTGGGGGGATCTTCCGGACAGCTACGGCCGTCCGCAGCGCGTAGTGTTCTTGCCAAAGCGCGAGACACTGATTCTCGTGTCGGGTTACTCAGTGGCCATGCGCGCCAAGATCATTGACCGCTGGCAAGAACTCGAAGCCGGCCTCGTGCCCCAGGTTCCGCAGACGATGGCCCAGGCCCTGCGGCTTGCCGCCGAGCAGGCCGAACTCCTCGAGTCCGCGCAGTTACAGATCGCCGAGGCTGCCCCGAAGGTGGAATTTCACGATCGCTACGCCGCTTCGACCGGCAACAAGGGCTTCCGGGAGGTCTGCAAGCTGCTGCATGCGAATGAGCGCGAGTTCCGTGAGTTCCTTATTAGCGCTCGAATAATGTACCGCCTGGCCGGCGAGCTCACGCCGATGGCCCCGCACATCGACGCTGGCCGCTTCGTCGTCAAGGCCGGCACCAGCCTCGACACCGGGCATGCCTTCAACCAGCCGAAGTTCACCCCGAAGGGTGTGACCTGGGTCGCTGGCGAATGGGCCAAGCATTGCCTGCACAGCCCGGAGCACGCATAAATGGCTGGAGATTGGATCAAGATGCGCGCGGACCTGGCAGAGGACCCGGCCGTCATTGCCATCGGCGCGAAGCTGGGCATGGACGAGTTCTCGGTGGTTGGCCGACTGCAATGTTTGTGGTCGTGGGCCGATGGTCAGTCACGCGATGGTCACGCTAGTGGCGTGACACAACAGTGGGTAGATCGCAAGGTTCAGCGTGACGGGTTCGCGCAGGCGATGTGCGATGTGGGTTGGTTGTCTGTGGATAACTCGGGCATCACCTTCCCCAACTTCGACAACCACAACGGTGAGACCGCTAAAACCCGTGCTTTGGGCACCAAAAGGAAGCAAAAGGAGCGTTCGGCCCCTCCTAGTCACGCACCTGTCGCAGATTCTGTCCGCGATATGTCACGCAGTGGGCGTGACAAAAGCGAGACCAGAGAAGAGAAGAGAAGAGAAGAGAAAGAAGAACCCCCCAACCCCCCGCAAGCGGGTGGCGGTGGTGGGGGTGAAGGGCAAAGCCCAACGAAGGCGGGAACCATCTGCCGGGCCATCAAGGCTCGCGGTGTGCCCGACGTGAACCCATCGAACCCAGAACTGCTCGCGCTGATCGGCCAGGGCGTGACCGTGGAGACCTTCGAAGCGGCGGCCGACACCTGCATCAAATCCACGCCGCCGAAGGGCATGGCGTACCTGCTCGGCATCGTCAGGCGCCAGCTAGGCGAGGCCGCCGCCATTGCATCCGGGCCGAAAGCAACCGCGGCCACGGTCGATCCCGACTCGCAGTCCGCCGTCGAGGCAGAGGGCGTGCGCCTGGGCTTCGGCAAGTGGACCCAGATGGAGCCCTGGCACGCCTACAAGGGCCGCGTCCGTGCCAAGCAGCAATCCGAACAACCAGCATCGGCGGGAGTGCACTGATGGCCTCAACCCTCGTCAGCACTGTCTGGATCGAGATCCTGCGCGCCCAGCGCCCAGTCCGGTACGCCTATCTCGTCGAGCACCTGCCCGAGCTGTCGCACAACCAGCGCGGCCCGGCCTTGCACGTCGGCTTTCGGCTTGGCTACCTCGAGCGCACTGGCAAGCGCAAATCCTACGAGTACTCAATCAGCCCTCGCTGCACTGTTCCGCCAGGCATTGAGGTTCGTGAAATTCTGGAGGCAACAACGTGAAGACCCTCGACGAAGTCTATGGGCGCTGCAAGATCGACGACATCACGGGATGCTGGGTCTGGGACGGCGCTGTTTCGGGCGGCTTCCCGCGCGTTTACGGCCCGGACTGGGCGATGACACAGGCGAGGCTCGATGCAGCGCTTGACGTTGCTTTCGCATCGCACTGGGAGAGCGCCAAGACCAAGGCCGCGATCGTCGAGGCGATGGAACCGGCGATGCTGTCGCAGCCGGGCCGCCGGGCCGTGTGGCAAATGGCGACGGGAAAGATCATTCCCAACGGGTGGCGCGTGTTCGGCACATGCCTGCATGACCACTGCCTGAACCCAGATCACATGGACTGCGGCACGGGCGCCGAGATCGGCAAGTTCACGGCCAAGGTCGGTCGCTTCAAGAACCAGCCCAATCGCATCCTCGCCAATCGCAAGATCGGCATGAAGCGCTCGACGCTGACGGAAGACCTCTTCAACGAGATCCTTCTGTCGCCCGAGACAGGCGTGCAGATCAAGGCCAGAACGGGCGTCAGCCGCACGATCATCAGCAAGGTGCGCACCGGCGGGATGATGGTCTATCGGCCGGCTCGCGGCCTGTTCTCGGGGCTCGGGGCTCGGAATGCATGACGCCCGACCAACACCTGGCGAACCTGAAGGCGCTGATCGCCCCACCGTACACAAACGGCTGGTGGGCGTATGCCAAGGCCCGTGCGGACGAACTTGCGCTGGAGAACGCAGCCAATGCGGCACTGCCCACACTTCTGCATGCGGAGCGGGAGCGGATCAAAGCAGAAGCCGAGGTGAACTCTCCGACGAAGAAAAGGGGCGCATCGAAGCCAGCGTCGACAGCGCAATCCAAAAATGTTTCACGCGAAACGACGGCTGCAACTACCAGTTCGGAAGCCGCCAGGAGCGGCACTGGACAGCCTGTTTTCTCCTGAAGGGCGGGAAGCTGTGAAGTACGGAAACAAGAAAACCAAGGTCGGCGACATCGTCTTCGATAGCAAGCGCGAGGCCGAGCGCTGGAGCCATCTGCGTCTACTGGAGCGCGCTGGCCACATCAGCGAGCTGCGCCGCCAGGTCGCCTATGTCCTCGCGCCCAGCGTGAAGTTCGCCGGGGCTCGTGCGGCCAAGCCAGCGATCAAGTTCATTGCCGACTTCGAATATGTCGAGAACGGGGCTCGTGTCGTCGAAGACGTGAAGAGCAAGCCGACCGCCAAGCTGCCGGCCTTCCAGATCAAGCGCCACCTCATGAAGCACCTGCACGGCATTGACGTGCGGATTACCACTTAACCACCACTGGAGATAACCATGTTCGTCGTATCGCTCGTATTCCTGTTCCTTGCGCTGATTGGTCTTATTGTTGGCATCGTGATGCCAGCCGGCAGTCGCGCTGTTCCAAGACTGGTCTCGATGGTGCTGGCCGCCGTTGGCGTCATCGCTTTTGTCTTCAGCATGTTCACTACCGTTCCTGCCTCGAACGTGGCTGTCGTCACCACCTTCGGGAAGGTCGGCACAGAATTATTGGGAGAAGGAGCGCACTTCATCGCGCCATGGAGCCGTACGCGGGACATTTACCTTGCCCAGCAGCGCGTCGATGCAGCCAAGAGCGAGGCCGGCTCGAAGGATCTGCAGAGTGTGCATGCAGACCTCGTTGTCAATTTCGTGGTGGACCCGAACAAGGCGCGCGAACTCTACGTCAGCAACCCTTCGCTGAGCTATGCCGAGTTGCTGCTTCAGCCGGCCACCTACGAGACCTTCAAGGCGGTTGTCGCCCAGTACACGGCCGAAGAGTTGGTGACGAAGCGCCAGGAGGTCAGTGCCGCCATAGCCCGGAACCTTCAACAGCGCATGGTGCAGTACCACCTCGTTGTGCAGAACGTGAATCTCGTGAACTTCGGCTTCAGCAAGTCCTTCGACCAAGCGATTGAAGAGAAGGTGACGGCCAACCAGAAGGCAGCGACGGCCGAGAACAACCTGAAGCGCACCAAGTTTGAGGCCGAGCAGCGCATCGCACAGGCAGAGGGCGAGGCAAAGGCGATCGCCATCCAGGCCGCAGCTGTCGAGAAGTCGGGCGGTGTGGGTTACGTGCAGCTGCAGGCAATCGCCAAGTGGGACGGGAAGCTGCCGCAGTACGTTGCTGCCGGCTCACCGATGCCCTTCGTCAACGTGAAGTGAAGCCGCGTTCAACGGCAAGGAGACGGAATGAAGCCAAGGATCAGAGTTGACCTCTTCGCGCCCGGCTGGATTTGCAAGCTTCGAGGTACTCGGAACGCCTCAGGCGACACGCCAACTAGCGCATACGCGAACTGGTGCAGAGCGAACGGCGGGTCTCGCCTGGTCTTCCCTCGAATCGACCCCTCCCTGCTTCCCGAGAAGGAGAGCGCATGAACTGCTCAGTTGAAATTGTCGACGCATGGCGGGCTCGTCGCGCAGAGAGACAGGCCAATCGTGCGCCTCGCGCGACCGCTGAGCCGACGCGGCCCGTCCTGGCTTCATGCCAAGAGAGAGAACCGATCGACGAAATGGCGGTCGTGCTGAATGACCTGCTAAAGCGCTGGCATCGTTGGCAGTCGGGCTACAGTCCTGTTCCTGTGTGCAGCGCTGACCCCATGTTCCGCAACGTCAAGAGCGGCAAGACATGGGACAGCACAAGCCAGGTGATCCGCGACGAGCTCAACGGCTCGACGATGGAGACGATCGACTTCCATGTGGGTGAATTACCGGACGACGAAGCGACTGGCCGCACCTACCGAAGCGCGATCTATGCGCTCGCTCGCAACCTGCATACCGGTCGCAGCGTTTGGTCGAGCCCTCGGCTGCCACAAGAGCCCATGGAGCGCGGCATCGTGTGCATGGAGGCGCGCAACATGCTGACCCGGCGTCTAATCGCCGCTGGAGTGATGTGACCATGGCGAGAAAAGACATCTCAGACCTGCAGTGCTGCCAAGCCGCGCTCGAGTACCAGCACGGGCCGCGTGGAGGCGGCCGCACGCTGGAGCATCTGATGCGCGCCACTGGCCAGCCGGAGAAGGTATGCGAAAGGGCGCTCGAGCGGGCCTACGACCGGCAGTTCCTGGAATGGGGTGTCAGCGTGGCGACTTGCTACCTGCGAGCAAAAGGGCGCAAACTTCTTGAAGAAAATGGTTGCATCACCCCGTCTGCTGTGCCATAGTTTCACCCGGACGCCATAGGTGCCTCCAAAATTCCACAAGTCGCCCACCGAGGCGGCTTTTTCGTGGCACCATCGATCTGAACGCAGGTCGCTTATTGGTAAGGCCCTTGGCTTTCGCAGCCGAGAAAAACCGGGTTCGATTCCCGGCCGCGTTCCACTATTCCAGCCGCTCAGGTTCACGCCTGCAGCGGCTTTTCCGTTTGTCTCCTCGATCGTTGAAGAACGATCTTTGCCCGCCTTGTGCGGGCTTTCTTATTTGGAAAATCACCATGACCACCACCGTGCACATCTCCATCACCGGCAACAAGTAAGTGAAGGTCACGACCCAGAGCGGTGAGACCCGCATGCAACCTGGTGCGTACCACGCCTTCTCTGTGCATGGCGACGGCGTCGTCAGCGTGCAGGAGCTGGGTGACTTCGTGTCCGCGCCTTCGCTGCCCCTGGTGCGCCCGTATCTCCCTGAAACTCCCGCCGAACGCGGCGAGCCGTCCTAACCGAACACCGGCAGGGCCTGCTGCAGCGCTCAATGCGTCCGCAGTGGCTAAGTGGGCAGAAGCCCAGCCTGGCCGGTGGCCCAACAACCACCACCGCAACGCCAGCGGATTCCAAGGTATGCACCGACCTGATGGCGGGAAGTGCGGACCGGTGCCCCCAGCGTCATGTGACGTAAACCCGATGGGTGGCGAAACACAAGGAACCAGCATGCTGATCGCCGTGATCGTCCTGCAAGTGCTGATACTGCTGGTGCTGGGCTACATGCTGTGGCGCATGCCCAAGCGCATGACCGTGGTCAGCCACTTCACCGTGGGCGATGTCGCCTCGATGGAGACGGTGCGCAAGGCCGGTCACCAGATGCCGCCCGCGCGCATGCCACCATCGCCCGGGCCCGAGCCCGTGCTGTGACAGTGGAAGCCTCCTCCTTCATCGCAGCCATGAACGGACTGCAGAAGGAGTTCGATGCTCTGCCCGTTGAGGTGACGCGCTTGATCAGCAACCTAATGGAGCTGACCGAGTTGCAGCAGATCTCCATCGACACGCTGTTGGTGGCCAACGAGAAGCTGCTCGGGGTCATCGATACGCTGAAGGGCTGACATGGCAGCGAAGTTCGACAACCGCGATGGTCGCATCCGTGGCCGCGCACTGCAGGCCAGGCGCCTGAAGGTGTGGAGCAAGGATCCGAGGTGTGCGGTGTGCCGCAAGCTGTGTGAGTTCAACGACAAGCCCGGCCGCGGCTTCCAGTTGGATCACAAGGTGCCCGTGTTCAAGGGTGGACCAGACACCGAGGACAACTGCCAGGTGCTATGCGCCGGCGAGACAGGCTGCCATGCCAAGAAGACCGCCAAGGACATGGGCTATGTGGCCCCCGTGCGGATAGGTGAGGATGGCTGGCCTGAATAGCGTGACCCTTGCCCGTGCCCGAGAGTGCATGTGTGGTGCCGTGCTACCCAAGGGAAAGCAGTACTGCGAGACATGCAGGGTGCAGAAGGCCAGGTATCAGCGGTTCCTGTACCGCTCATCGCCTCAGCACCAGGCAGACAAGGCGATGGCCAAGGCGCTCAGGCGGTCGAGACAGAAACCGAAAGGGTGACAAGCACCCGGACGATCCAAGGCTCCGCTTCATGGCCCATCGGAGATGAGAAAAGTTCTCGTTCACGCGAGTGTTGTGAAAAAGATACAAAAGCAGGCCCGGGGGGTGGTTTTTGGATTTTTAGGGGTCCATCTGGAAACCGGGCGCTCAGCCTTTTATTCACGCGTGCAGTTGAGAAATTTGGTTTTTTGACCAGTCGAGGTATCCATGGCCAACCCGAAAAAACCGCGAGCGCTGAAAGTGGTTTCGGGAACGGTGCAGCCGAGCCGCGACGAAAAGCCGTCTGTCGAAATGCCGCCGGTCTCGGATGTGCCGGAGCCGCCGGACTGGATGCCGAACGCGCATGCCATCAAGGAGTGGAACCGGTTGGCCCCCATTCTGGTCGCCAACAAACTGCTGACAGAGGCAGGTCTCGGTGCCTTCGGGCAACTGTGCGCCCTGCATGGGAAACTGGTGCAGCTCTGGGCGGCAGGCGAGGCGCCGGTCGCGTCGATGGTGGCGCAGTACCGAAACCTGATCAACGACTTCGGTCTGACGCCGGTGTCTCAGGGGAAGGTCAAGCCGGTTGGTGAGGAGCCGGCAGGAAACAAGTTCTCGCAGCGTGGCCGACGAACCGCGTGACTTCGTCGCGATAGCGAAGGACTACGCGAAGCGGGCAGCGAACCCCAAGAACAAGAAGAGGTTCGGAATCTGGATGCGCCTGGCCGGCCAGCGCTTCCTGGACGACTTGAAGCGCGCGAAGAAGGCGAAGGGCTCCCCGTTCTATTTCGATGAGTGGCACGCGAACGACGTGTGTCTGTTCGCTGAGGATCTGCCGCACGTCGAGGGCACCTGGGACACGCCAACGATCGTTCTGCACGAGTCGCATGTCTTCTTCCTGGTGAGTCTTTTCGGGTTCCGGAAGCAGGACGGCACGCGGCGCTTCACGACGGCGCTCTTCGCCATTGCTCGCAAGAACGCGAAGAGCACGTTGGCCGCGATCATCGGGCTGTACTGCCAGAACTGCGAAGGCGAGAATGGGCCGCAGGTCATCACCGGCGCGACGACAGGCCAGCAGGCCCGCATCGTGTTCAAGGTCGCGAAGACCATGGTGGAGAAGACCGCGGACCTACGCTCTGCGTTCGGGCTCGAGGCCTTCGCCAACGCGATCGCCAGCTACAACAACGGCGGCACCTACAAGCCGATCAACGCGAAGGCCAGCACGCAGGACGGCCTGAACCCGAGCTGCACGATCCTGGACGAGATCCACGCGCACAAGAATCACGACCTGCTGAACGTGCTCAAGTCGGCGGCCGGCGCGCGGCGGAACCCACTGTTCCTCTACTTGACGACCGAGGGCTACGCGAACCCGGGACCGTGGGAAGAGGAGCGAGAGTTTGCCAAGAAGGTGTTGCGCGGCCTGATCGAGGCCGACCACTATCTGGCGGTTTACTACGCCGTCGACGAGAAGGACGACGACCTCGGCACTGACGCCGATGACGATTTTGACGAGAGCGCTTGGCGGAAAGCGAATCCGCTGATGGACGTGAACCCGCTGCTGCTGGACGAGATCCGGAAGGCGGCCATCGAAGCGAAGGACAAGCCGGGCCAGCATGCCGAGTTCAAGATCAAGCGGCTGAACCGGCCGTCATCGGTCGCGCAGGGCTGGGTCAACATCACGAAGTGGCGCGAGTGCAAGGGCGCCGTCGATCTGGAGTACCTGCGGAAGTATCCATGCACCGGCGGCCTCGACTTGTCGAGCACCACCGATCTGACATCGTTCCGCCTGGTGTGGGACATCGACGGGTTCATCTACACGCACGGATGGCGGTTCGTTCCGTCGATGGCAGTGCGAAAGCGCACACAGCGCGGCCTGATCCCCTATGCCGGCTGGGTGCTGAAGAAGTTGCTGATCGAGTCGGGTGTTGAAGCCATCGACTACGGGCCGATCGAGAAGGTGATCATCTCGGCGAATGAGCAGTTCAACCTGACGGCGGTCGGCTACGACGGATGGAACGCATCGCAGACGGTGCAGAACCTGAACGCCGCGGGTGTGAAGATGCAGCAGTTCATCCAAGGACCGCGCAGCTACCACCCGGCAATGCAAGCGCTCGAGGTGGCCTACCTGAATGGCCGCCTCGCGTTTGGTCAGGACCCGATCCTGAACTGGAACGCATCGAACGTGATCGCGCGCCAGGACGCGAACCTGAACAACGCGCCGGACAAGAAGAAGGCGCCGGAAAAGATCGACGATTTTTGCGCCCTGCTGATGGGCGTTGGCGCCGGCCAGGTGGCAAAAGAGCCGCCGAAGCAGTACCAAGTTTTCTTCGCCTGAGGCGAACCAGACAACCGAAGCCCGCCGCGTGCGGGCTTTTTGCATTGGAGGTCCGAATGGATCGTGCTTACAGCGTGTTGGAGACGAAGTCGATCGATGAAGGTGTGGACTTCGTGACGATCCGCGGCATTGCGTCGACACCGACCACCGACCGTATGGGCGACATCGTGGAACCTATGGGCGCGAAGTTCAAGACGCCGATGCCGCTGCTCTGGCAGCACAACCACGAACAGCCCGTGGGCAACGTCACCTTTGCCAGTCCGACTGCCAAGGGCATCCCGTTCGAAGCCGTACTACCGATCGTCAGGGAGGCCGGCCGCCTGAAGGACCGAGTCGACGAGGCTATCCACTCCCTGAAGTACCAGCTGGTGGCCGCTGTGTCGATCGGCTTCAGCGCAGTCGAAGGAAAGATTGAACGTCTCAAGACGGGCGGCCTGCGATTCCTCGAGTGGGATTGGCATGAGCTTTCTCTTGTGACGATCCCTGCAAATTCACAGGCGGTCATCACCGCCGTCAAGAGCATCGACCACGAACACCTGGCCTCAGCTGGCCGCGCTGGTGATCGGGTTGCACCGTCGGCCGCGAAAGCGGTGGCACTCACCAGCACCGCCAAGCGCGGAAACATCACCATCACCAAGAGGTAATCATGAAGAAGACTTTCACCCTGGCCAAGGTTGGCCTGTTCGCCGTTCTGGCGATTGCATGCGGCGCGGCCTTCGCTGGCCATCCCCTGACCGACCTCCTGCCGCACGACGTGTTGGCGGCGCTCGGCGCTCTCGGCGCCGTCCCGTTCATGGGCACGGTCAAGACCATCAGCGAGCAGATCGCCGACCTGGAGGCCACCCGCGCCGCCAAGGCTGGGCGAATGACCGACATCACGAACAAGACGCTGGGCGACAACCGGACCAAGGACGCGGCCGAGAGCGAAGAGTTCACCGCGCTCAAGGACGAGATCAAGTCGATCGACCAGGAACTGGAAGACCTCCGTTCGCTGGAGCTGATCAACCAGGTCAAGTCCGCGACGACCGTCCCGACGGTCACTCCCGGTCAGACGCAGAACCCGTCCGAAGCCGCTACCGCTTCCCGCGGCGGCAGCAACATTGTCGTAGTCGAGCGCAAGCTCGCTCCTGGCGTTGCGTTTGCCCGCCTGGCCGGCGTCATGGCGCACACGAAGGGCAATGCGCGCGACGCGCTCGATTTCGCTTCGAACCGCTTCCCCGAAGACAAGGGCATGCAGGGCATCATCAAGATGTTCTCGCAGCACAACTTCGAAGACGTGACCAAGGCAGCCGTCGCCGTCGGCACGACCACGGGCACGACCTGGGCGGCGCCGCTGGTGCAGTACAACCAGATGGCCAACGAGTTCATCGAGTTCCTGCGCCCGCAGACCATCGTCGGCCGCATCCCGAACCTGCGCCGTGTGCCGTTCAACATCAGCATGCCGCGTCAAACGGCCGGCGGTGCGGCGTACTGGGTGGGTGAAGGCGCCCCGAAGCCGCTCACGGCTCTCGCGTTCGACCAGGTGACCCTCCGCTGGACGAAGCTGGCGACGATCGCCGTGATCTCGGAAGAGCTGGCTCGCTTCTCGCAGCCGTCGGCCGAAACGATCCTGCGCGACCAACTCGCTGCAGCGGTGATCCAGCAGATGGACTCGGATTTCGTCAACCCGGCCAACGCCGGTACGGCGAACGTGAAGCCGGCTTCGATCACCAACGGCGTGACGGCCATCCCGTCGGTCGGCGGCGACGAGGCATCGGTGAACGCCGACATCCAAGGGGTGTTCGCGCCCTTCATCGCGGCCAACCTGGCCCCGACGAACGCGGTCTGGATCATGTCCGCGACCAACGCCCTGGGCCTGTCGCTGATGAAGAACGCGCTCGGTCAGCGTGCGTTCCCCGATGTCAACATGGCAGGCGGCACCTTCTACGGCATGCCCGTGGTTGTGTCCGAAGCCGTGGGCAACATCGTCATCCTGGCGAACGCGCAGGACATCCTGCTGGCCGATGACGGCCAGGTGTCGATCGACGCGAGCCGCGAAGCGTCGCTGCAGATGGACAGCGCTCCGGACAACCCTGCCACCGCGACGACCGTCATGGTCAGCCTCTGGCAGAACAACCTGCTGGCGATTCGCGCCGAGCGCTACGTCAACTGGCTCAAGGGCCGCGCCGCTGCGGTGCAGTACCTGTCCGGCGTGAGCTGGAACGGCGTCGCTCCAGAGACCCCGTAACCCGGCTGACTGAGACCAAAAGGGCGCCCTGCATCGCACGGGCGCCCTTTTCATTTAGGAGAGAAACATGAGTTCAATCAAGATGGTCGCGCTGCGCAAGCACCCTTTCGGCACTGGCGAGCGCGAGGCCGGCGAAGAGTACGAAGCCACGGCCGATGAATCGGCCATCCTGATTGCGCTCGGATGGGCCAAGAAAGCCGCCCCCAAGGTGGAGAAGCCCGCAGCAGCGCCGTCCGCTCCTGCGCCGCAAGCGCAGCCGCCCGCCAAGGTGGAAAAGGTGGTGAAGCCCGCTAAGGAAGAAGCGGCCCCGCCTGATGCGTCAAAGCGCACCTACCAGCGCCGTGACCTGAAGGCGAAGGACTGAGATGCGCCTGTTTGGCCTCGAGGTCACGCGGGCTGCGGTCGCCAAGCGCGCGCCCCTGTCGCCAGTCGGCAGCCGCGGCTGGTTCCCATGGGTCAGCGAGCCTTACACCGGCGCCTGGCAGAAGAACGACGAATGGTCGGTCGATACGGTGCTCTCGCATCCGATCGTCTTCGCCTGCATCACCCAGATCTCGAACGACATCGGCAAGCTGCGCACAAAGCTGCTCGAGCTAGATGCATCCGGCATCTGGACCGAGGCGACGAGCGCAGCGTTTTCGCCGGTCCTGAAGAAGCCGAATCGCTACCAGAACCACATCCAGTTCAAGCAGTGGTGGATCATGTCCAAGCTGAGCCGCGGCAACACCTACGCGCTCAAGCAGCGCGACAACCGCGGTGTGGTCACGGCGCTGTACATCATGGACCCGTGTCGCACCGAGGTGCTTGTCAGCCCCGATGGCTCGATCTTCTACCGCTTCGGCCAGGACAACCTCACCGGCGTGCAGGACTCGGACGGCATTACGGTGCCGGCGAGCGAGGTCATCCACGACCGGATGAACCCGATTTTCCATCCCTTGATGGGCGTGTCTCCGCTATTCGCCGGTGGACTCGCCGCAAATCTCGGCCTGAAGATCATGAGCGACTCGCTGACGTTCTTTGCGAACGGCGCGAACCCTGGCGGCGTGTTGACTGCGCCGGGCGCAATCAGCGACGAGACCGCCAAGCGGTTGCAGGAAAAATGGACCGCCAACTACACCGGGGAGAACGCCGGCAAGGTGGCCGTGATGGGCGATGGCCTGAAGTACGAGCCCATGCGGATGACCGCGGTCGATGCACAGACCACCGAGCGTTCGAAGTCGCTCGACGAGTACATCTGTGCCGTCTTCCACATGCCTGCCTACCTGGTCGGCGTGGCGCCTGTGCCGAGCGGGAAGAAGCCAGGCGAACTGAAGCAGGACTACTACGACGAGTGCCTCCATGTCCTGATCGAAGAGTTCGAACTCTGCATGGACGAAGGCCTGGCCCTGCCGTCGCAGTACGGCACCGCGCTGGACCTCGATGTTCTGCTGCGCATGGACGAGGCCACGCAGGTTACGACGCTGGCCGCGGCCGTGGGCGGCGCCATCATGGCCCCGAACGAGGCGCGCAAGCGCATGAATCTGAAGCCGATCACCGGCGGCGACACGGTCTACCTGCAGCAGCAGAACTACAGCCTGAGCGCGCTTGACGAGCGCGACAAGACCAACCCCCTGGCGGTTGCGCCCGCTCCCGCAGCGCCGGCGCCCGCCGCCCCGCCTGCCGTCGATCCTGAAGAGGACGCGGAGGAGGAAGCGCGCGAACTGCTCGACTACATCCGAAAGGGGCTCACCCATGCGGCGTGACATGAAGGCACTCGCCGACGGGCTGGTCGAGATCGTCAAGGGCTACGTCAGCCAAGCCGTTCTGGCGTTTGCTGGACGCCTGGATTCACTAGAACAGAAGCTCGCCGCTCTGCCGACGCCCAAAGACGGCGTCGACGGGAAGGATGGGCAGGACGGCAAGGATGCGCCACCGATCGACGCTGAGGCCGTCGTGGCTGCCGTGCTGGCGTTGGTGCCGCCTCCTGCGGCCGGCAAAGACGGCGATCCAGGCAAGGATGGAAACGACGGGAAGAGCTTCACGATCGATGACGCCAAGGCGCTGATTGAGCCCGAGATTGCGCGCTGGGCGCTGGACTTCGAGCGCCGTGCTCAGGATCTGCTACAGCGCTCCATTGACCGCATCCCCGCTCCGAAAGATGGAGTGAACGGCGCTGACGGCCGCGACGGCGTCGACGCGCTCGGCTTCGATAACCTGCAGGTCGAACACGACGGGGAGCGCGGCTTCACGATCAAGTTTGCGGCCGGCGATCGGGTCAAGGAGTTCTCCTTCGTCGTCCCCGTGGTCTTGGACCGCGGCTACTACCGCGAAGGCGATGCATTCGAGAAGGGCGACGGCGTCACCTTCGGCGGGAGCTACTGGATCGCTCAGGCGACTACGCGCAGCAAGCCCGAAATCGGCAATGCCGAATGGCGCCTTGCGGTCAAGAAGGGCCGGGATGCGAAGACGCCGGCCAACCTGGAGCCAGCCAAATGATCGCAGTCGTCACGCTTGAACAGGCTCGCCTTCGCCTGCGCATCGATACGACCGACGGCGACGCTGACCTGCAGCTGATGATCGACAGCGCAACCGACATCGTGATCCGTCACCTCAAGGGCGCTCCTCTCTACGAGCAGGAGCTCGACGGCGACGGCAAGCCGGTTGTCGATGGGGACGGGAACCCCGTCTACACCGAAGAGTTCGTGCCTGCCATAGTGAACGCGATCTTGTTGCTGATCGGCTACCTGAACAAGGATCGTGACAACGACAAGGATCACGAGTGGGACGAGAACTCTCTTCCGAGGCCCATCCGAGCGATCCTCAACCCGTTGCGTGACCCGGCACTGGCATGACGCTCGCAGCAGGAACCCTCAACCGCCGGGTCAAGCTGCAGCGCCTGGTGGAGACGCAGGACCCGGACACCGGCGCCGTGGTGAAGACATGGCAGGACGTGGCGACCGTGTGGGCGAACGTGCGCTACCTGAACGGCGTCGAGACGCTGAAGGCCGACACGACGATCAGCGCGGCCAAGGTTTCGATACGCATCCGCTTCCGCGAAGACGTGGTGGCGAAGTGGCGCGTGGTCTACGCGCTGATCAATTTCAACATCCTGGCAGTGCTGCCTGATGCGCAGGGCCGGGAGTACGTCGACCTTGCGTGCGACACGGGAGCGAACGAAGGATGACGAATCGCATGAAAACCATGATCGGACGGGGCGCGGATCTGCGCGACCTTCTGATGGCTGAACTGAACATCCCGCGCTCTTCCAAGTGGTTCGAAGTCCGCTTCGGCGTCGGTGAGCCCGTGACGGTGCGGTGCGAGTTCTATGCCGAAGAGCAGCCCGAGCAGCCCGAGTTGGCGGACGATGACGCGCCGCCCGCGCCCAACTATGGCGGGCTGAATGGCTGACACCCGGACCCTGCACGGGCTCGACGACGTGCTGGCCAAGCTCAAGGCGTTGCCGCCGGAGATCGCGAGCAACCGCGGCGGCCCGGTAAAAGCGGCGCTGCGCAAGGGCGCCGTCGTCATCCAGAAGGAGGCGCAGGCGAACATCCGGCGCGTCACACAGAACACCGAAGAGGCCGGTTACGCGAGCACCAAGACGCTCGAGAGGGCCGTCGTCGTGCGCCGTGACCCGAACCCCCAGCGCAGCGGAGCGAACGAGCGCTATCGGGTGCTGGTCAGTCGCAAGAAGTACGAAGGCCGAGACACCAAGGCCGTCGCCACCGGCCGCTATCTGGAGATCGGCACCGAGCATCAGAAGGCAGAGCCCTGGATGACTCCGGCCTACATGAGCGCGCGCGAGCGGGCCCTGTCTACGGTCGAAGAAGAGCTGGTCAAGGGCGTGAACCGCGCCATCGCCAAGGTTTCGAAGGGGCCTCGCTGATGCTTCCCCTGATCTTCCCTCTGCTCAAGAACGCCACGGCTGTCACGGCCCTGATCGGCACGAACCCCGTGCGCGCGTACCGCCATGGCCGGGCGCCGCAGGACGTGGTCGCCCCCTACGTCACATGGAGCGTTCCAGGGGGCACCGCAGAGAACACTTTCCAAGGCGCCGACGCTGACTTCTTCCGCGTGCAGGTCGACTGCTGGTCTGACGGCGACACCCAGATCGAGACGCTGGCGAAGGCCGTGCGCGCGGCGCTCGAGCCGGCGGCCCACCTCGTGGCCTACCTCGCCGACGATCAGGACGAGACCACCAAGCGCTACCGCATGAGCTTCGCTTTCGACTTCATCAAGCCGCGCTGAGCGGAACGATTTCAACCACCAGGCCGCCATTGAGCGGCCTTTTTTTCGTCCAAAGAAAGGCCATCACCATGGGCTCCGTCATCAAATCGCAAGGCACCGACCTCTATTGGGCTTCTGGCCCCACCGCCGTCACCCGCGCAGTCTGCATCACCGGCATCTCCGGCCTCGGCGGCGCGCGTGACCAGATCGAGACCTCGTGCCTCGACAACACCACCGACAAGACTTTCGTGGGCGGCCTGGGCACCCCCGGCCAAGTCACGGTGCCTTTCAATGTCCACAAAGACGAGGTCAGCCATGCCGCGCTGCTGGCCCTGAAGGACTCCGGCGAGACGGTGTCGTGGGGTATCTACAGCTCTGACTCGGTCACAGCCCCGACCGCCGTTGGTTCGGTCATGCAGACCGTTGCATCGCGCGCCTCCGCCATCTTCAGTGGCTACGTCTCGGACGTGACCATCGACATCGCCGGCAACGACATCTGGAAGGGCAGCATCACCATCCAGCGCAGCGGTGATGTGGACTGGGATCTGACCACGGTATGAGCAAGTTCGCCGCCTTCCTGGTCTCTTCCGAGATCCAAGAGCGAGAGGTCGAACTCGCCGACGGCAGCAAGCACCTGCTGCACTTCCGCGAGTTACCCGTCGTCGAATACCGCAAGTTCCAGATCGCCGAGCAGTCGGCTGATCCGGATGTGCGGTCCGGCAGTATGGCGAAGCTCATCGCGGCCAGCGTGTGCGAGCCCGACGGCTCGCCAGCGTTGACCTACGAGCAGGCGCTCCAGCTCAAGCCCGGCCCGTGCAACGCCCTGTTCGCCGCGATCCTGTCTTTGAACGGGGTCGGCGAAAAGGGAAAAGCATCGCCGCCAGGGGCGAAGAGTGGTTCTGGTACGAACTAGCGCTCGCCCTTGGCGGCAGGTCCGTCGCTGAATGGAAGTCTGTCATCACGCCGTCGGAGTTCGACGGGTGGTGCGCGAAGTACCGAAGCGAGCCGTTCGACGACTACCACCGGTTCCATCGCCCCGCCGCGCTGATCGCCATGTCCATGTCGGGCGGCGACCACGACGCGCTGCAGCGAAAGCTCGACTGGCTGCGGCCACCTCCTGATACCGGGCGCACGAGCGCCGACCTCGACCTCTTCAGGGCCGGGGGCGTCACACCTCCGAGAAAAGCACAATGACCATTGGAAGCATCGTTGTCGACCTGCTCGCGCGCACAGGTTCGTTCGAGACGGACATGAACCGTTCGGCGAAGCTGGCCGAGAAGCGCGCGAAGGAGATCGACGCGGCGGTGACCAAGGCGGGAGCGGCCATCGGCGTTGCGCTGGGCCTCGTGGCGGTCACGACGGCCGGGGTGGTGAGCAAGAACATCGAGGCGATCGCCAGCTACAAAGACCTCTCCGACAAGATCGGCGATTCGGCGGAGCAGATCGCCACGCTGCAGTCGATTCTGATCCTGTCCGGCACCAGCGCCGATACGTTCGCTGCGGCCTCGATCAAGCTCACCGCCTCGCTCGCCAAGACCGACGACGAATCCAAGGCGGTCGGCACGGCACTCGCCGACATCGGCTTGGAGTTCGAAGCCTTCAAGAAGCTGTCTCCCGTCGAGCAGATGGATGCCGTGGCCAAGGCGCTGGACAACTTTGCCGACGGTGCGGGCAAGACGGCAATCGCAGTCTCGCTGTTCGGGAAATCCGGTGCGGAACTGCTTCCGTTCCTTCACGACTTGGCCGAGACCGGCGAGCGCCAAGTGCGATTGACCGCAGAGCAGATCGCAGCGGCCGACGACTACACCAAGGCCACTGCTCGCCTGCGCGGCGAGTTCGATGCCTTTCTTCAGCAGCAGACAGCCGGCATCATCCCCGCATTGATGCAGGTGCAAGAACTGCTGGCGGACCTGGCGAAGAACCAGGCGACCGTAGAAACGGTGACGGACGTGCTGAACGGCACGATCAAGGCGGCAACTGTGGTCTTCCAGACCCTTGCCGTCGTGGCCTCCGATGTTGGATTCGTTTTCCTAGGCGTCGGCCGGGAGGTCGCGGCCATCATCGCTCAGTTGGATGCCTTGGTCCGTATGGACTTCAGCGGTTTCACTGCCATCAGCGAGGCGGTCAAGGCAGACGGCAAGCGCGCCCGGGCCGAGCTCGACGCTTTCCAAGCGAAGGTGATGGGGGTTGGAAAGGATGTCGCCGGCGCCGACCCTTCCGGCCTCGGCGGCATGCTGAATCTGGCCGGTCAGCTTGCAGGCATCAAGCCCATCCTCACCGTCACCGCACCTCCCACTGGCGGCAAAGGTAAAAAAGACAACAGCGCCGCACAGGAGGCGAAGGCACAACTCGCTCTCGACCTGGAAGACATCAAGAAATCGACCGCAGCGCTTTCGAATGCCTACGACAACCGCGACAAGATCCTGTCAGCTCAGCGCTCGGCCAGTCTCATCGGTGAAGCCGACTACTTCGAAGAGCGCCGCAAGCTGCAGATCGAGGGCGACCGTCTGGAGCAAGAGGGCTTGCAGAAGTCCATCAACCGGCTGCAGCAGGAACAAGGCTCGCTCTCGGGCAAGGATGCGATCGACAACCAGCGCAAGCTGCGTGACGCGATCGCCGATCTGGACAAGGCTCGTGCCAACTCGGCAGCGAATCTGAAGGTGCTCGATATCCAGGCCGCTGACTCGGCGACCAAGATCGCGCGCTCCTTCGCCGATGCGCGGGACGCCGCGCAAGCGTTCCTCGACGTGACCAACAAGGCGCGTGAACTCGAAGTCACCGGCATGGGGCAGGGCGGCAAGAGTCGTGACCTCGCGTCTGCCCTGAACCAAATCGAGCAGACCTACGACCAGAAGCGACAAGACCTCGAGCGCGACAACCGCAACGGCAAGTTCGCCGGCCGCCAAGCTGACTACGAACGCGAACTAGTGCTTATCCAGGAGTTCCAGAAGAAGTCGATCGACAGCTACAAGGATTACTACGCCCAGATCGAGTTGCGTCAGAAGTCCTTCACGCTCGGCGCGTCCGAAGCCGCGCGCAACTATTTCGACGAGTCTCAGAACGTTTTCAAGCAGACGGAGGAAGCTGTCGGTAGTGCCTTCAAGGGGATGGAGGACGCGCTCGTCAACTTCGTGAAGACCGGGAAGCTGGACTTCAAGAGCCTGGTCGACTCGATCATCGGCGACATCGCGCGCATCGTCATCAAGCAGCAGATCACCGGTCCTCTGGCGGGATTGCTGAGTCAGGCTCTTGGAGGGGGTGGCGGGTACAGCGCAACAGATCAAGCGGGGCTCGATGGCCTCTTCGCGGGGCTTCTTTCGGGAACTCGCGCCGCCGGCGGTCCAGTCGGTGGCGGCCAGACCTATCTGGTGGGTGAGCGCGGCCCCGAACTGTTCACCCCCAATACCACCGGCAAGATCATTCCGAATCATGAACTAGCGAGCGGCGCCGGCGGCGGGACTACGAACAACTATTTCACGGTCGGCGATGTAGCCAGCATGGCCGAAGTCAAGAAGGTGGTGGCAGCGTCGCAAGCGCAGGCCGCCGGCCGGCTTGGCCGCAGTCGCACCTATGGTGGGGCATTCTCGTGACCCTCATCGCACTCCCGACGGGCTTCTGCCCGAACATGTTCAACCTGCGTATGAAGACGAGCGAACTCGGGTTCGGCTCTCCATACGGAGGCAGTGAGCAGGTGGTCGACAAGCTGAACGACCGTTGGCTTTTGTCGCTGAGTCTTCCCAATCGCACGCATGCGCAAGCTGCAGCCATCGAGGCTTTCATCGGCTCGCTGCGCGGCATGACGAACACCGTTGCGCTCTATCACTGGGTGCGAAAGGTTCCGCGGGGCTCGATGCGCGGCGCACCCAAGACCAATGGGGTGCTGCAGGGCGCGAAGCAGATCCTCATCTTCACTACGCCTGCCGCGACCTTGCTCGCCGGCGACATGTTCGGCGCGGGTGGTCTCCTGTTCCAGGTGGAGTCGGATTGTGTGGCTGATGGCGCCGGCAACCTGTTGGTTCCCATCATCAACCGAGTGCGCAAGGCGTTGCCCGCGCTCACGGACGTGGTGTGGGACCGCCCGACGGCGCCTTTTAGGTTGGCTTCGCCTTCTTCGGTGCAGTACGTACCCGGCTACGCGCCGGAGGTGGCTTTCGACTTCGTGGAGGCCATCGGATGAGGGCGCTTTCCGGCCCGACCATTGCGGAGCTCTCCGCACGCGAGATGGTCCTTGTGCAACTTGTGCTTATGCAGTTCCCAGGCTTTCCTGTGGCGCTGTGCTCGGCCAACTGGGATTTGGTGTGGGGCGACTTCACTTACAAGGGAGCGGCGGGGCTCGGGACCATTTCGGAGATCGAAGACTCACCAGGCGAGATCAAGGGCCTGCAACTTGAGATGTCCGGAGTTCCAAGCGAATACCTTGCACTCGCGCTCGATGACGCAGCCATCGTTCAAGGGGCGCCACTCACCATCCTGAACGCGATCGTGAATTCTGCAGGTGTGGTGATCGACGCCGTGATTGATTGGGATGGCCGCCTGGACACCATGAGCATCCAGGAAGACGGCGACACCTGCACGATTGCGGTAACGGCTGAGAGCACCGCTGTCGACCTGCTGCGCGGCTCCCCATTGACCTACAACAACGTCGACCAGCAGCAACTCTACCCGGGCGACCGCGCATTCGAGTTCGTGAACTCGCAGAAGGGAAAGCCGATCGTCTGGGCCGGCAAGCAGTGGCTTCTCGCCGTGAGTGGCAAATGAGGCGAGCGGACTGGCAGGAACGCTTCGCTGCGTTCGCGAAAGAGCGAGCTTCGATGCCCTTCGCTTGGGGGGCGAACGACTGCTGCAGCTTCGCCGCGGCTGCGGTGGAGTGCATCACGGGCGCAAACCCCATGTCCAGCGTCGAGGCCTACGACAACCCTCTGGCTGCTGCCCGCCTCATCGACGCCGGCGGCGGGTTGCATGCGCTGGCCTCTTCGCTACTTGGGGAATCGGTGCTGCCATTGATGGCGGCGGTCGGTGACGTGGTGCTGCTAGTCAACGAAGGCCGCGAGCTGCTTGGTCTGTGCAACGGAACGAATGCCATTGCGCCTGGGCGCGACGGCTTGGCGGTTCTCGATATGTCGGCTGCCTCTGCTGTCTGGAAGATCTGATGCCGCAAGCAATTCCACTGGTTATCCAAGGTGTAGGCGCCCTGGTCGGAGCAAGCACGTTCATCACGGCAGCCGTGTCATTGGTGGCTACGCTCGCCCTTTCTTCGGCGCAAACGCGCAAGGAAAAAAGCAAGCAGCGCGCGCAGTACGAGGCGTCCGTTGTTGACCGCATGGAGAACTCGCAGAGCACCGTCGAGCCTCGCAAGCTGGTGCTCGGACGCACTCGGGTGGGCGGTGCTGCGTTCTATCAGACGAGCGTGGCTCCGTACAACGCGGTCTTCGTGTCGGTGCTGGCCTTGGCAGGGCACGAGATCGATGGCGTCGAGCGGATCTTCTTCAACGAAACGCCCATCGAGTTGGATGGCAATGGCAACGTCACCACGGCGCCATGGGGGCGGTACAACAAGATCACGGTGAAGGAATCGGATAGCCAGCCGGTGCGCGTGCTCGAACATACGCCGCTCCCTGGCACGCTGTCGGTGCTGCGCGGCGTCCCGTTCGGCTCCTCGCAGTACTTCTACCCCGACGGATCAAGCAACGTCGCCTATACGCTGGTAGGCAACACGCTGACCATCACCGATCCGGTTCCTGGCGATGAGTACACCGTCACCTACCAGTGGGAGCAATTCCTCTCGACGGCCCGCGTGTTCGTTCACCTCGGCTCGCCGGACCAGGCGGCCGACGCGCGCATGCAATTGTTGCTCCCCGGCGTCTGGACATCGGAGCATCGGGCGCGGGGCGTGGCCTACTTGGAATGCGAGTTCGTCTACGAGGACACGTCCTTCCCCACCGGGCTGCCAAACGTCACGGCCCAGATCCGCGGCGCAAAGTGCTATGACCCGCGCACGGGAAATACCGCCTTCACCGAGAACCCTGCGGTGATGCAGCGCCATGTGCTGACGCACCCACAGTTCGGAAAGCGCTCGAGCATCACGGCCGCTGAAGAGACGCGGATCATTGCGCAGGCGAATGCTTGCGACATCCCGATCAGCTACTTCGGCACCGACCTTGTGCCGATGTACCGGGCAGCGATGGTGGTCCCGTTCGGCGCCGCGCCGCGGGACGTGCTGGATGATTTGGCGCAAGCGATGGGCGGCGAGTGGGCCTACGCGGCCGGCCAGTTCTACGCGCGGGCTGGCGTGTACCAGGCGCCAGTCATGAGTTTGACGGACGCGGATCTGGCCGTCGTGCAGCGGAGCAACGACGGGGGCACTTCGCAGACGCCGATCGGCATCAGCCCGCACAAGCCGCGGGCCGAGAAGATCAACATGGTGGTGGCGCGCATCTGGAATCAGGACGAGAACTACCTCGAAGTCCCTCTGATGCCTTTCCGCGCAGCGGCGCTGGTTGCTGCCGACGGTGCGGAGCTTTCGCAAGAAGTGACGATGCCGGCGGTGTTCTACGGCGGGCAGGCGTATCACATCTGCGGGATCATGCTGCGCGATGGCCGCGACCCGCTGACGGTCACGCTTCCCTTCAAGATGCGCGCCTATCCGCTGGAGTTGTTCGACAGCGTCACGCTCACCTTGTCGCGCTACGGCTGGGTCAACAAAGAGTTCCGAATCCTGAACCGCACCTTCATGCCCGACGGGTATGTGATGCTGACGCTGAAGGAAACGACGGCGACGATCTTCCAGTACGGCGCCGGCTACTTGCCGGGAGGCTCGGCTCCGAACACTGGCCTTCCGAAGCCTTGGGAGATCTTCCCGCCGACGATCACTTCGATCAACAGCGGAGAGGGAGAACTCATCGTTCAGACCGACGGCACGATCGTGAACAGCATCCGGGTGACGTGGATGCCCGTGCAGGAGGCCTCCATTGTTTCCGGGGGCAAGGTGGAGGTGCAGTTCCTGGTTCTCCCGGGCGGCGACTGGCGAAGCGTGATCGTTCCAGGCGATGCGACCGAGGCGCGGCTGACCGGCGTCGATGATCTGGCCGTCGTCCTGATCCGCGCTCGGACGACGAACAGCCTGGCGAGCAGCGTGTGGGGCGTGCAGCAGACCCATCAGGTGATCGGCAAGACCGAGCCGCCGCCGAACATCGAAAACCTCTCCATCGCGGGATCGGTTCTGTCGTGGAGCCTGCCGCGGCGCGTCCCTGATCTGGCCGGCTTCGTCTTCCGCTTTCACTACGGCAGCAACCTCGATTGGGGCACTGCGGTGCCCCTGCACACCGGGGTGCTCACCGAGAGCCCATACGACCTAGTCACACGCCCCGGCGGCATGGTCACGATCATGGGCAAGGCGATCGACACGTCAGGCAACGTGTCCAAAGCGACCGCGAACATCCTGATGAATCTCGGCGATCCGCCGATTGCCAACATCGTCGAGGAAATCGACTTCAAGGCTCTGGGGTGGCCGTCGTCGAAGGTTTACCTCCCGATCGACAACTACCTGCTGACCGATCAGGACGGCAACTACCTCGTCGACCAGGACGGCAACTATTTGTCCGTGGGCCTCGGCCAGGTCATCCAGACCGAGCAGACCGGTTGGACAGAGGTGGACGGCGTCCTCAAGGCCAATGCGCTCGACTCGTTCTATGGCGATGACGCCCAGAGCATGTACGGCATGGATCTCGACTCGTTCTACGACGAGGGCTCCTACAGCCAAATGGTCTACGTGACCGGCGATGTCGTCATCGGCTCGGCCCTGCTGGGGTCCGTCATGACGCTCATTCATCAAACGCAGGGCATCGATCTGAAGATCGAATACCGGATGCCAGGCCCGGGCTCGTTTTACGGTGACGACAACCAGAGCTTCTACGGTGCCGACGCCGACCCGATCTATGGCCCCCCTGGGCCTTGGCAAGCATGGCCCGGCCAACTCATCGCCGAGAACCTGGCGTACCAGTTCCGCATCACGATCGGCGCCGGCGTCGTCCAAGGCGTGATCGAAGAACTGATCCTCATCATCGACGCGCCGGACATGGAGGAAGAGATTGCCGACCTTCCTGTGTCGAGCGGAGGGACTGTGATCCCCCTCGCAAAGCCCTTCACCAAGGTATCAACGATCCAGGTGACTGTGCAGGCTAACGTGAGCGGAGCAGTCGGCGAGCAAGTCGACAAGACGAACAACCTTGCTCCTGTCGTCAAGCTTTTGGACTCTACCGGTGCTCCCGTCAGCGGCGCGACTGCCGACATCACCGTCAAGGGCTACTAGTTCTTCAACACTTCGACCTACGGGCCACCTTCGGGTGGCCTTTTTCATTTCCGAAAGGCTCTCCATGTCCGCACCTCCCGCACGAACCGGCCTTGCCGACACCTACCCGAACCCGTCGAATGCCACGTTCCGCTCGGCAATCGGTGCGCTCTGGGACACCCTCTTTGCGCCGGTGGGCGGGCTGCTGGGGACCACCGGCACGCCTGCGGATGCGCGCAACGCGCTGGGCATTGGCTCGGCCATCAGCTTTCGCAACCTGGTGGTGAACGGGAACTTCTCGATCAACCAGCGGATGTATGCGAGCGGGGCGGCCACCACGGGTGCGAATCAAGTCACTCTCGATCGCTGGCGCATCGTGGTTTCTGGGGAGAACGCCACATTTGGCGCCGCCGCTCCCGACCGAACTGTGACCTTCCCGGCAGGTGGCGGGGAAGAGGTCATCGAGGCCGGATGGATCGTCGGCGGGGTCTACACGCTGTCATGGGTTGGCGCCGGGACCGCAACCGTCAACGGCGCGGCGATCACGAACGGCGGTCAGACGGCATCTCTTCCTGCAAACACTGCGGTCACGCTGAAGTTTGTCGGCGCAGTCAGCCTGGTTCAGTTCGAGCTCGGAACGGCGGCCACGCCCTTCGAGCGTCGTCCGCCGCAGGTCGAGCTCGCCCTTTGCCAGCGCGACTACGCGAAGAGCTACGCGCAAGGGACCGCGCCCGGTGCCGTCGCCACGCTGGGCTCCGACCAGGGCTACGGCCTTGTCGGAGGTGGCCTCTCGATGAAGGTCACGTTGCCCGTGGTCATGCGAACTGCTCCGACGGTCTCGCTGTGGAGTAACAACGGCGTTGCGAACCAGTGGGTTGCATTCACCAGCGCCGGCGCGGCCACCAGCTACGCCGCTGCCAGTTCGAACATCTCCGACCGCAACTTCACGGTAGGCATCACGCCTGCCGCGAGCGAGGTTCTTCTCACGGGCCAGTGGACGGCCGCAACGGGCCTCTGAGTCTTCACCGAGCATCAAGGAAAACAAATGGTAGACACCGTAGCAGTCCCTTCGATCGAGGTTGCCGAGCCTTCGCCAACTGATACCGCTCTCGGCGTGGTTGGCGGGAATCAGTTGAAGAACCTTAAGGCGGGACCTTCATTTGGACAACTCGCAGCAGCGGACGGAGCCCAGAAACTCGGAACCCCTGAAGGCACGGTGCAGGAGGCGCTTGATGTTCGTCCAACCGAGACAGCTCTGGCTGCTCCAACGGCGTCCTCGGGTTTCGGCTTCATTCAGTCAGGAGCCGGCGCGGTTCCCAGATCGGTCGAAGAAGAGCTTCGCGCGATTCTCAGTCCGGAGCAATTCGACGCAGTAGGCGATGGCGTGGCCGATGACACGCTCGCCATTCAAACAGCGAGCGCCGCCCTGAATGTTCTTGGATCCGGCACGCTCCGCGGCCTAAAAAATTACAAAGTCGCACTGGCGCAGGGCCAGTCGTTGGGAGTGTTCACGAACTCCAAAAACATCAACGTTGATTTTTCCGGCGCGGTCATCGACAACTCAAGCGTCTCTTACACCGCCGATGCCCTGACCCCAATTTTCCTTTTCGATGGCGGCTCCGGTTTCCGCGTGGATATTGGTGAGTACATCGGCTATACCCTTCCGACCCCTGCGTCTCACCTCGGCTATCGAGGCGCCACGCTGGTGCGCGCGATCAACGGCGCAAAGAAGATCGCCGTCGATATTCGCAAGGCCACCAACCTGCGCTATGGGTTTCAAACCGGTGAATATGGAGATGCCACAAAGGGTGGCTGTGCCTTCATTGATTTGAAGATTCGCGGATCGATGATCGGCTACCCCATTGCCGCATACCTCGCAGATCACATCAGCGTAGATATAGACGTAGATGGCTTTCACCGGGCGGCCTATATCGCGGGTTGCGACTCCGTCACCGGAGTGGCCCAATGGAGAGACCAATACATCGCGGACACGGCTTTGCTCATTACCGACGCGTTGCAGTCCGGCACAGACGTTGCGGCACAGGCAGACCCAGTGGGCGCGCCCACGACATCGCGCGGCACAAGCAATCTGCGCATGACTTCGATCGACAAGGGCTCCACGGTTTTCTCCACGTCCTCGCGTTGCGCCGGTATTAGTCTCTCGCGCGTTGACCCAGTGGTATTCAAAAATATTGACGTGACCGTCAGCACGAAAGGCACGAACACAGTTAGCACGGTTGTTGGGGGGTGGATGGTCGCTTCGGCGGCGAAATCTATATGGTCACGCTACCCTTTCAATTGGGAGCCTACGATTGTTTTGGATAATGTGTCCGTGTCAGGCGTCGTAGACCACTCGCAGTGCACGCTCCCCGGAAATACGGGCTCTGAGTTTTACGTCTTCACCTTTGAGTCCAGCGCCTCGCACGCTGCGACGGTGAGGAATTTCTCTGCCAACAACTTTCAGTTCTTGCCGTCGTCCGGCCAGACGAGGGTTAACTATTTCCACGCGCCAGGTCTCACCAATGCAGCTTCGTTCAATGGCTTCGATACGCCTGGTGTTGGGCTGAGTCTTTTCACCAACGCTACGGTGCCTGTCGTTTTCGGGCGTGGTCGTATTGCTGACCTGGACGTGTCTGGGGTAACAGGCGGCTCTGCCATCGTGATTGGACCGGGTTCCGTTATTGCAACTCAAACCTCAAATGTTCTCATCACCAATACGGCGATGAACGGAGGCTCTGTCTCTGGTGCGGGGTTCGCAATTCGACAGCGGCTTATCAAACTAGTGGCGTTGAGTGGTCCATCAGTCTCGGTGGCGAATGCGTTCCAGGCAGGGGAGGTGATCTTCGGAGTGCAAGGGCTCATCAAGACCACCATTCCAGGCCCGACGACCGGCATCAATGTCGGCGTCAGCGGGACGATCAGCCGATACGCCAATCAAAATATTCTCGCGGCAGGATCGAAATTCACCGTCACCGCCGCCGCATCGGATGCAGACCGTTCACCGCACTATTACGCCAGTTCCACGGCCTTGCTGGTGACGGCCAAGACGGCAGACTTCACTGGCGGAGAGTTGTGGGTTGTCATCACTTACGGTCGATTTCCAGACATGATCTGAATGAAGTAAAGGAAAGAAAAATGAAAAAATTGTTCATCGCACGCCGGGTTCTCGGTGAAGGAGTGCTTGGCTACGTCGAGGAAATCCACATCGATAGGCCTGTGGAAGATCGCTACGAATTTTGCGGCGACCAAGCTGCGGCCATGAAGATGACGGAGGCTCAGTGCCAACGGTTCGGCGATGACGTGGCGGCGTTGGGCAGCGTGGCTTTTTCAATGCCCCTGGACTCCCCGAACGAGCAGTGGATTGCAATTTCCCCGGGTGCGCCTCAGACCTGAGCCAAGCATGACCACCACTCAACCCGCTTCGGCGGGTTTTCTTTTGCCTGAAAGGTTCTGATGACCCAGCAACCCGTCGCCGACATCGTCGCTCTGTTCACACTTATCGCTGCATTGATCTTCAGCAACGAGGTGGCTGGGATCGTCGGCCCCTACATGGTGATAGTGGTGGCCGCCACGCTCGGCGCCAGCTTCAAGGTCGCGCGGCGCGAGAAGAGCACTCGCACCAGCGCCGTGCTGTTCTTCCTGCGTGTGGTTGGCATGGCTGTGATCTTCACGGCCGGCTTCGCTGCCGCGCTCAATGTCTACCGACCTGACCTTTCTCCGCGGGTGACGGTCGCACCGATCGCGCTATTGATCGGCTTCGTTGATTGGCCGCTCGTGCTCGGAAAGGTTGTGGGCTGGGGGGCTTCAGCGCTCGAGCGCATGGCGGGCGGGAAAGGTGGTGCGTCATGAAGGATCTCTACCTCTACGCCATGGCCAACCTGGCGGTGTGCGGCGCGATCGCCTTCATCGCCTTGTGCCGTCTCAACGCTATGCGCTACGGAGTGCTGCTGCGCGTCCGCCTCGAGTACGCCGGCTACGTGGCAGGCGCCACGGCCGCGGCGTTTCAGCCGCTGTGGGGTGAATGGCCGCAGCTCGGCTCCCTCGCCATCGCTCTCGTCCTGTTGCTAGGCCTGCTCTGCAGTGGCCGCGCCTGGGCGGGCGACGTTCCGCCTGACGTGGCCACGGACCGGGCGCCGCTTTCTGACTTACCGGAGATCCCGCAATGAACGAAGAACTGCGACTAGGGACAGACGGCACCGACCTGTGCCACCACTACGAGAAGTTGCGCCTCAAGGCGTACCCCGACCCTGGCTCGCCGCGGGCCAAAGCGCTGCGTGCGGGAAAGCCGACCGCTGGTCTGAGTGGATCTCCCTGGACGATCGGATGGGGCGACACCGGGCCGGACGTTGTCGAGGGGCTCGTCATCACCGCTGAAGAGGCCGACCAGCGCTTCGCGCGGCGCATGGCGCTGGAGTTCGAGCCTGCGGTGCGCAAGGCCGTGAAGGTGCCCCTCACCCAGCGACAGTTCGATGCGCTGGTCTCCATTTTCTACAACGCCGGCGTGGGCGCGCTCTCAGCGTCGACGCTCGTGCGCGTGCTCAACCTGGGCGACTACGGCGGCGCCGCGACACAGTTCCCGCGCTGGAATAAGTCCGGCGGCGAAGTGATGAAGGGCCTCGAGCGGCGACGCGAAGCAGAACGCCTCGTGTTCCTCGGCATGGATGCACAGTCGGCCATCGTCTCGGCCGAGGCGAAGTTCCCATGACCAGCATCTGCTGCCTGTGCGGCTCGTCCGCCCATGAGTCTGGGCAATGCAAGTGGAGGCTGGCATGGCGCTGCTCCTGAATCCGAAGGTCTGGGCTGCGCTGGTCGTTGCCCTGGTCCTGGGCCTGGCCGGCGCCTTCCTCTACCGCGCAGGCAAGGCAGTTGTCCGCAACGACTTCGACGCCTACAAGATCGCCCAGCAGGAGGCCCGCATCCTCGCCGACCGCGCGCGCACCCAACGCGCCGAAGCCCGACAAACCACCGTAGACAAGGAGGCCCGAGATGGCCAGCAACAAATCGCGAGTCTTGAAGCCGAGCGTGATGCTGCTCGCGCTGATGGTGACAGCCTGCGCAGCGCCATCCGTACCGCCACCAGCCGAGCCGGATCGCCTCCCCGAGCTGCCAGCACAGGGCCGGGTGAGCCTGGTCCCGATGCCCTCGGAATGTTCGCCGACCTGCTTGAAAGGGCTGACAGCCGAGCGGAGGCTGTCGCGAGCTTTGCTGACCGGCTCAGAATCGCCGGCACCGTCTGCGAGCGCTCCTACGACGCGCTGACGGCGCCGTAG